ACACCCTTAAAAGGCATCGTCAGGAACGCCAGCACACTAGACACCGCAGCGGAGACTCCAGCCGCTATCGCCTTCGAGCCGTACAGTGCCATCACTGCGCCCAGCTCGGTTACATCCTTGGCTTCAGCAGTACGGATGCCATCACCGAATACCGATGTGAAGGAAGCGACGAAAGCCACAACAACAACGACGACGAGTCTCTTGATACTGATGCTGTTCATGTTCTTCGTGCCTCCATTGCGCTAACCTTGTTCTCTAACTTACCTAGCCGTTGTTCTATCATCCGGACTTCTTGCCCTTGGCGATCAAGCGATTGAATTATGTTAGCGTTCTGCACTTCGAGCTTCGCAAGCCTGACCTGCAAGGCAACCCAAGCCGAACCAATCGCAAACAACGTCACAAAAGCTTGGATGCCCATCTGCACCCACATCTCAGGGCTCATGCCGTTCTCTCCACAAGTCCAACGTGTTGAACCAGCAGATCGGTTTGCCCAAAGTCTGTCCCAACAACATCGTAATATTTTGATTCATCACCTACAACATAAACACGGTCATGTGCCATCACATCCGCCGATACCGGCAGAGTAACACTCCACCCTGCTGATGGCTGGATGCCACCACCTACAATACTCTCGGTGTCTGATTGGTTTGACAACCTGCCCTTGTAGTCTGCAACCTTCCGCCATGTCTCAGTAACACCACCACGCCCATCTTCGGTCAACGTAAAGCGGTGAACCTCAATAGGTGTCTGGCAAAGGTTGCGTACCAAGCCAGCCTGAAGCGTTGCACGGAGAATCGGGCTCATGCGAACACCACCGGACGATACTTCTCAGCCATCTCAATGCAGTGCGCTTTGAGCTGAGAAAGTTTGACATCGCTTGTGCCTTCTTTGGCATCGATGTCTGAAGCACAGCGGGATGCTTTGATGAACCATGCTTGCCGGGTTGCAGTTCGGACATCGTAGCGTTCCACGTTAGCAGGTCCCATATCAACCCACATTAGGACAGGGTCGCTGGTGCCATCTAGGACACTCCAGCCCTTCCACTGTCCACCGGGATACTCTGCCCATTCTGGTTCTGTGGTTGCTGTTGTACCGGCTACACGGCACTCGTAGACACTGCCATTAGGAGTAGTAGGGACTACACGATCGCCAACAGCATAAGCCGTGCTGGCTGTCCATGTACTGAACCGTGAATAGGAATCAAGGATAGAGCCTATCTCGGTTGTGGACAGTTGCGGGTAGGACTGGGCATCCACAAACAAGGATACCTGTGCTATCGCTTCGGCTCGTGTCATCATGTCCTAAGTATCCCACACGAGCATCAGCGAAAGACTAACGCAATAGACAAAGAGAAAGCCCCCGGCAGTAATGCCGAGGGCTTTGTAGCGAGTCTGCTAGGATTATGTAGCAGAGGATGCACCGACGATGAGCGAGCCTGGGACTCGTGCAGATGCTGTACCGGAAACGTTCCCGATGTCAAATGCGGAGAAGGCGTAACGCTCGGTAGCCTTGAATGCAAGCGCATCTTCCTTGAAGTACTGCTGATCGGACACTTCAATCGTAACCGAGCGACGGTCACCGAATGCAGTACCAACCGATAGGTCACCAAGCAGGATGTATGGCGTAGAAGCTGCCAAGGTTTTCTGCATATTCTGAACGAATACGACATCGTAACCAAAGAGCTTAGGCTGTGCGCCGAATGCCTGTTGGAGGTCAAGGATAGCGTTTCCGCTAAGTGCGTTGAGCAGAGGAGCGATGGCGTTGTACCAGATCTCCTTATGCATATACCACTTAGCGTTAGCTGCGTAGGTTGGCAAGCGTCCTACCATCGTTGAAAGGTTGGTCAACGTTGGAGCATACGTGATTGTCTGCCCGGTCGTGAACTGAACCAGCGATGCGATGTTAGCCTTCGTTGCGTTCGCATTGTAGACAGCCCAGAGACAACCATCAATCGATGTGGTTGCATCCGTAGCATTGTTGAACACAACACGGTCTTCTTCCTTTGCCAAGACATAAGCCATGTCACGGGCAAGGGATGCACCAAAGTCGATGATGCTGTCTTCTGCGAGTTCCTTCGATACCTGTGTGAGAACTGCTGCCTTCTTTGCTGTCAAGCTAACCTGTGCAAAGGTCATATCCGAGAGTGTAATTGCGGTGTTCTCACCCGGATAGTAAACAGTCGTCGATGCAGTGCTGTTTGGTACACGGAGCGTATCGCTGGACATCGGGTAGATGCGGCAGTTCTGACGTGCAATACCAAATTGCTCACGCAAGTAGATAAGGTCGCTGGACAATGGATCTGGGACTGTGTAGCCACCAGCACTGTCTGTGCCTTCGTTAGCCTTGATGTGGTTCTTGACCCAGTCGGCAGCCTTGCGGTTGCCCATGATAGAGCGAGCCCACTGACCCCACTGGTATGCCTTGTAATTGCGCTCTTCAGCGGTGTCACCGGGGAGAAGATCGGTGATGCGCTTTGATACGCCACCGGACTTCCATGGCTTGTCTTCTACAGGAGCGGAAGCAACAGGAGCGGTAACGCCGAGGCTCTTGATGGTCTCGATGCGCTCTTCGATATTCTTTGCCTCAGCCATCAGAGATTTGACTTGTGCAAGGTCTCCATCACCAGCTGCGAGTTCACGAGCGGAAGCGAGAAAACCTTCACGCTTTGCTTGTAGTTGTTCGATATTCATAGTTGTGTTAGCAACTCCAAACGGGCAAGCAGTTCAGCTCGCTCGTTTACATCAGTGGCTTTCGCCTCGACTACGAGATCCGGTTGCGTCTCTGGCTGGTCTGCGTCCCGCAGTGAATCCCAGACAACAGGTGCAAGGCGCTTTGCGCTTGACCGGCTAAGACCGACTGCATCCCGCAGCCGACGTTCGACACCCCGCAATGATGCAGGTTGTACGCTTTTGACACCGTGCATGGCAAACAAAGCCTTAGCACGTTTTGCAAATTCATCAATGATGGCATCTGCCATGCTCTGATCGGTTACCATCTCGATAGCACCGCAGAGCGCATCGTAGTAGGCTTCTAGCCCTTCGTGTACCATCTCGCTCTCGGACTCATCAAAGACCGACACGGCGTATTCTTCCGGGGATTGCTCAGGCATTGGAGCCATTACCATCTCTTCTTCTTCCATCATAGGCTCCATGCCGTACATCTCCTCTAGGCTCTTGACCGAGTTCCGGTACTCAGCAGGTGTAGGCGTGATGCTTGCCTCAGCGATGCACCAGCGGGTAATCTCGCTAGCCTTACCTACGCTCTTGCGTTCGACCATATGACCGGCAGCACCAGACGAGTAGCCCATCTTGCCTTGCTTGCAAAGCTTTGCAATCATGTTGCCGTATTCATCAGCCATGTCTAGCTGTGCTTCGTACCAGAGCCCGGTCTCGTCCATCTTGACAAAGCCAGTACCGATAGACTTCTTGCCTACAAATTTATCCATGCCGTGGTGATAATACACATTCAACGGGACACGCTCACCGGCTTTGATGGGGAATCCGAAGTCTGTTTGAGGTGTGAAGTAGTCACCCTCTAGATCGGTTGCATCAGGAGAGCCAAAGCGCACAAGGTAGCCTTTGACGCTTCCAAGGCGGTCACTCTTTATCGCATCACTGTAGACGGTTAGCAGGTCCATAGCGTAAGTATCCCACACACCCTATATGAGGCTACGTAGTGGCAGTACACGGGTTGTAGGTCCCCAGTCTTGGTTCTGCTCCACCTGCACGAAATCAGCAAGCGGTTTGCCATCCATGTACATCTGATAGCGTGTCGGTCCCATGATAGCCATCTTGTCAGCATCCGACAGACCAGCAAGGATTCGATCAGGTGTGGCTACCGCTGGGCGGGTATCAGGGATAGACGAATCACCAGTAATCTCTGCCCAAGACAAGGTTTCAGGAATCATGACGCACCCACAGTTAGGGTGCGATGGCATGATTTCATCTGTCTTATGTAGTGTGCCAGACAAAGCCAGACAGGCTAGACACACCCGGCTATCTTGGGTTGCTTGCCGTCGGTATCCCTGCACTGCGTAGTTCTGCGTATAAAGTTGCCGTTGCGCTTCACGGGCGCTTCGTATCATCTCGGTACGTGCTATGGTCTCTGCACGGCTCCTACCGATATCAGCTGCCTTGCGTACACGCCGTGCAACAGTTCGTGGACCTTCACCAAGCGAGANACCCTGAACCAAAGCCATCTGCAGAAACTGAAATCGCGTAAGAGAACGCGGCAGTAAAGCGCCGAGGACGAAGGCTTGCCTAAATGAGTATCGGCGTTCGTCTTGCTAAGTATCTTTTGACAAAAGGCAATCTTTCTGTCGAAGATTCAAACTTATTAACAGGGGTTGAGCTAAGCAAGCTTGGCGCTGTTCCATTTACGGAAATTGTCACATATGACGAGGACCAGAGCCTCCTTATTGGAGGCAAGCCGCTCACGCTCGACGAGGCAATACATCTTCGTGAATCTGCGATCACAGCTCTTGAAAATAAAGCATTTCAAATAGTCTGTGAGCAGGTCACGTTCCTTGCGGTCACTCATGGCATGCACAAAGCAGAAACGCCGGAACAGATGTATTGGGGCGGTGTCGGTGTCTGGTGGACACAAAATGTCATCAGATCACTGATGGCATTGGCACAAAAAAGTACACTTAGTGTATAATAGAATTAATAGCAACTCGGGCTTGTCCGAGATAAAACCCAACGCTAGGGCATAGCGAGTATCATGTCAGAACAACCAACAGAGAAAGACGCAGCAACTCTGGCTGCAGAAGCAGAAGCTAAAGCAAAAGCAAAAAGAGAACAAGATGCGAAAGATTTATTAGAATTTAATAA